GGGAATCACCAATCAATGTTACACCCAAGAAAACAAACGATAAAATCTCTGTTTTATCGTCATTTTCTTTTGTTTCAACTAACTGAATTTCCATTGATATAGGCTTTTCACCATCGTGCTTTTCAAACACTTCCATTACTTCGGGACAATAATACTTCCATATGTAAGCAGTAGCTACAAGCCATAATTCTTCATTTTCATCATATTCAAATCTAATATCATCTTTAGATAATACAACCCCACATGGGATTTCATCTACTTCATGCCCCATGAAGTCTTTCGTGTATTTATTATATTTATAAAGTATCGGCTTACCAACGAGGGTATTTGCTGCTTGTCTTATAGCATCTTCGGATATAGGTAAGTTATGTTTGTTATCTCCACTTTTAACTATCCACATCTCAATTTTTGATAGTTGGCTATCACTGATATCCTGTATATTATATTTATTTACTGCAAAACTTAAAACATTATCCACATTTTCACCACCTTTCTATATAGTAGGGAAGAAGTGGTCATTTTTTAGGAAATGCCAAATTACCAGTTTCCTTATTTTTCTTCCATTCCAACAATGCTTTACTCAATTCTTCTGTTTTAAGAAAAATCCATACTATTTTCTTATCATTTTCATCTATTTGTCTTGATATATATTTTATATTTTTAATTTCACATAAAAATTTTTTTAAGTTTTTACTTTTACAATAAAACTTTTTTTCATTGATTACATCTGGATTACTTACAAACATTCCAAATTAACTTCCTTTCCATTAATCATAAGTTATGCGACAGGAAACCTCCTGACTTTAGTCATGGGGAGGAATGTTAATCCTCCTTTCTATTAAATAACTTTTTGCTTTTTCTATTAACTCTAATTTTTTATAATTTACACTTGCACTTATCTTTGTACCATCCAATTTTCTTACGTCAAAACTTCCACTTGCACGCCTGCCAAATATAAAACATTCTTGACCATTATATTTTACTTTGTCAAATAATTGATAACCAAATACATATTTTTCTGCTTTGTTTGCTTTTCTATATCCATCTTTTAATATTGTACGTTTATGAAGCTGTCTGTTTTGATTGCGGACTTTTTTAATATAATACCAATAATCCAACCTTTTAACTTGTGGATTACCAGTAATACATAAAGCATCTATTCTATGTTCTTTAGGCAAATTATTTTGTATTCTTGTATTTTTAGTTATATATCCATATGTCATTTTCACATTAGGATATAATTCTTTTAATCTATTATAAAATGTCCATCTCATAATACCCATAAAAGCTGCATCTCTAAACGATTGACCACGTTTTATGTTTAATTTTAATTTACCAGCATGATATTCTTTATGACAACCCTCACATAAAGTAATCAAATTATTTGGAGCATTTCCACCTGTTTTTCTACTTTCTATGTGATGCACATTTAATATTTTGTTTTTACAACCTTTTTTACCTTGACATTTATATCCATCTCTCCAAAGGACATATTCTCTTACATTCCAAAATCCCAATTGCTCTCCTTGTTGGTATTGTTCACCTTCTATATCGGGATTTTTAATCTTTTGTATATCAAAGGAAGCAACTTCTACTATTATTTTTGATATAGGTAAAATTCTGTGTATTTTACTTATAACATTTAAATGTGTTTGTATTTTATGTTCAATAGAAGGTGCTAACCAACCTTCTTCCTTTTTACGATTATTGAATCTATGCTTTCTATATCTTGTTTTTCTATTGCGTCTACTACGTCTTAATTCTCTGCGTGTTGCTAATAATTTTACTATGTCATTCCTTAATTCTACTTCTGCTGAAAACAATTCTTGTTTGTCTGTGGTTGCAGACAATCCTATTATTTTACTTCCTGCATCTACACCTAATGTTATATTTTGTTTTGTTTCTCCTGTTGCATACAACAATTGAATTGTAAAAGGTTCTCTTTTTACTACTTTTGCTTTGCCTTGTTTCAAAAGTTTTCTTGCTTTACAGGGTGTTGTTGGCATTAATGGTTCTTTTCTTTGATTAACAACGTATACTCTCAAGTTACGTTCTCCTTTCAGAGTTAGTTGTTCTTCGCCAATGTTATTGTGTGGTTTTATGATAGCAACACTGTTCCTACCCATCAGAACTGTTTAGTCACTATCCTTAGAGCTACAGACTAGAACACGCATCTGTAGGTAACTATATATTCACACATAACGTAGTCAGTTAAGACTTAGGCTATTCAACTAGAGATTGCTTTTACAATCCCACGACTTTAGTCGTTGGGTAGTTGATATTCGTCTATATCCTTGTCTATATTGCTTCCAGCCGTTTCCGTAATTTCACTAGCTTCAGTTTTAATATCACCCTTTGGTCTACCACCTTTGCTATCTTCTTTCGACATGGTATATGCTGTTTTAATAGGTGTTAATTTATCAGGAAAACCAAGCCACTTCATAAGAAGCATACCTGAATCCAATTCTTTTATACTCATACCTTCAGCAGAAGCAATCTTAGGTGTTATAAAGCCATTTTGTGCTAACTCCAAAGCATGTTTTTGTCTATCTTCTCTATCAAAAATAGTACCTTCAAACTTAATTTTAAATTTATATTTTCGTGTTAGTCTATTTACATGATAAGTACAGAAATCTTCAAATTGTTCATATATTGATTCCATAAAAGCAGAATCAATTAGTTTAGATAAATTCATTGTTGCTACATTAGGTCGTTCTGTATTAAAGCCATTCCTATCTATGCCTGCTTGTGCAAAAATATTATTTAATGCTTTTGACATAATGTCATCTTTAGTTTCTGAAGTATTATCAAATGAAAACATCTCCAAGTTTTCAAAAGGTAATGCAGCAATTTTAACGCCGGAAGGCAAATCACTTTGAGCAACTTGTATAAACTTTGCTAATGTATTAGGGTCGATTGCAAAATCATCTACTTTTGAACCCGTTTTATTTTCTTTGTTTCTAGGTACTGCACCAAGTATAACTTTTAAAACTTCTGAATCAGCCTTTATTTTTTGCAAATCTTTTAAATGCGGAATGTCTGCAAAATCAAGGAATATACCCATTAATGGTGGTACTAACCCTGCAAAATGAGTATGAAACTTAAATACCCATCCTTTTTCTGGACTTATTTGTTGCCAATAATTCCATTTACCATTCCTTAATTCTGGTCTTATATTAGGATAATATGTTTTGTTTTTCTGCATATCTAATGCATTTTTATAATATTTTTTAAATTCTGGTGCAAATCCGTTTATATCAACACCCATCTGCTGGAAATACATCAAATTAAACGAATACAAATATCCATATTCCCAATATGAATCAATTATACACCAATCAATAGGCATTTCTTGTAAAAACAAAACATTTTCTTTTTTATCTTCACGTAAATGTACAAAATATCCATCTTCCAAACACATTTTTAATACTGCTTTTTTAAATTCTTTTTTTGCATTAAATCTATCAAACCAATTGCACATGATTTCATAGTCTTTTTTGAATGTTGACTTATTCATATCTTCTTCAGTAGCATTAATGGGAATAGGAAACCAATCAAATGTTAATATGTCTGATAAATAATGTATCATTCGTTTATATGTAAGTTGAGTATTATATAAATATTGTGATAATCTTCTTAATGCTTGCTCATGCTCTCTAGGATTGGAAATAATTTGTTTCATATGTTCTCTAGTTTGACCAGCAGGTTGCATATTTATATTTTTAAGATAAACATTTGCAAGTAAAGGATTGAATAAATAAGAATTTACCTGCGTAAGACTTTTTGCAAATTCTAATGCATAATTAAAATCATTCTGAATATTATCCTGATTTTGAACACTTTTTTGGCGTGGCACTATTTCACCACCTTTCCTTATCCAATATAACTATATTTAAGAAGCGTTTCAAGTAAATCGGTTTCTTGATGATATACATTATCTTCATAAGTTTTAATGTACCACAACACATATGCTAATGCAGAAAAACGGTCTTTATTATATTTTTTTATTAATTTATCAACAGTTACTTTACCACTTGGTAAATGTTTTAATTGGAGATTAGCTATTTCTTCAATTAAAAAGTCTGTATGTAAAAACGGTAATATATTTGTAATATAATTTTCTTTATCATTAATGTCATAATCTGTATCTTGTTTTTTCTCTAATAATCTTAATTTTCCACTTTCAACCATATCCATAAAAGCAACTATTATTTCGCTGTTTGCTGATTGAGGTTTTAAATCGAACAAACATTTTTCTGCACCAGAAACTTCTGGTTGTGCATCTGTATTAATTGTATCCCAACATCCTAAACTTTCGCCTGTTTGTGGGTCAAAAGATTCCCTCATTAATTCATCAACAAGCCCTGCTCCTAATCCATTACTATCAACAATCACAACTTTAGCTTTAAAAGCATTTTTTATTTTTTTAACTTCAATAGCTTGTGCATTAAAACTTAATGCATTTGAAATAGTAAATATATTAGGTATCATTATATTTGTAATTTTTCCATTCTTATTTCTTTTTGCTTTAGCAACAACAACTGAACTTTGATTATTGCTACTATCTATTGACCTTGCTACGTCTACACCTAAATAATATTCACTACTTCCATCAAATTTATTTTCGGGTTTTGTTAATGTACGCAAACTCAATAATTTATTAATGTCAACTAATTGATTTTCACTCGCACCAACCCATCTACTACTATAGTTTAATGCAAACGCAATAGGACTCATTGTAGCTTTTTTACTTAAAATTTGCGAACGTGTTTCTCCACGTCCATAATGACACGCTAATTGCCAATCTGCACCTAAAACAATAACTCCTTCTAAATTAGCCATAGCATCTATCATTTTTATATTACGTTCAAATTCAGATGAACCTCTATACCATGATGTAGTATAAAAACAAATCTGTCCATTCATTTCTTCTGGGTTAACCAATCCTTCTTTACCTATAGTTCTTCTCGGTACAGTTACGATTGGTTGTAATGCATCTTGAAATAATTCATCATTTATTTGTGCGGCTTCTTCAACTGACATCCTATGCCTTCTCGCACCTTTTGAACTATGTGAATTAGCCATTATATCTATACGACCACCAGAAGTAAACAAGATTTCTGCTGAATCTTTAGAAAAACTTGCCTTTGTTATTTCATTAGCAAGTAACGGATAATATTTTATTATTTCAGTATGTTTTTCTTTTAATAGTTTAGCTGCATTTTCACGTGTTTGAGCAGTCATTGTTAGAAAAACATCAGGAAAGAATATAGCTGTATGATACATTGCTAAAACCTCAAGGAACGTTTTCCCGTAACCCCTCGGAAACACGCCATAAACACTAACAAACCTTACAACAGCACGTAAAAACACACGCTGGTCTAAATCTAACCTTATACCACCAGTTTCGGGCGTGATTAAATCAAAAAACAAATCAGGGTAGAATCTCGCCCAAGAAATAAAATCTACCCATTTAGGTAGATTTTTCATAAAGTTATCTTCTTCCATTTTCCCTTTGGCAGACACAGTTGGATTAAATTCTGGTTTAAAAATATTAGTACGTGTTTCTTTGTAATCATATTTCATATTATCAGATTGGAAATGTTTATAACTCGCCATTTTCATCTTCCTCTTCTTTTTCAAATATGTCTGCCGATTCCTGTTCTACATATTCTCTTTTTCTTTTTTCATAAAAAGCATAAATTTCTTCATATGATACTAAAGGTAACCCCTTTAAATCTCGAATATAATTTATATAGCACCACAAATTAAAATCTACGCTATCTTTCGGTTTTTTTTTAAAACGTGGTAATATTGGTATTATATCAACAGCTTGTTCTACTGCCCTAACCAATTGACCAAAAGTAGAAAGTCCGTTTTGTAAATCAGCAGCAGATAATTGTGAAGGATTTATTTTTGCATTAGTAGCAGCTTTAGTAGCCAATTCCGCCCATTTTGCTGCTTCTCCTATGTCGCCTCGTGCTGTAGCAAATTCTTCTTTTACTTTAAACCTTACATAAGTTTTAAGTGCTTCTATGTGCATATTGGTTTTTTCAGGGTAATTGTTCTTTAGAAAATTATATTTTCTATACATAGCACGATATTCATCTTCGGTGTATCCTTCACCAAAAAATTCAATAATATCATCGTTTATATCAATATTTTTATTATTTTTTTCTTGTAAAGCGCTATTGTCAGTATGTTGAGGATCATCTGGTTCAAAAATCGAATCTTTCCATCCTAAATACTTGTATTGCTTCATTGCTATATTTTTCATATACATACCAATGGGGTCTTTACCGCTTTTCATTGATGTTTTAAACAATTCATAGATAAATGGTCTGTCAATCAATTTAAGCATTTTCTTTACATTCTCTAAATTTATATTACCATTTTCATCTAAGCACATATCTTTTAAGCATTCTTTACAATACGGCAGTCTACCAACTTGATGTATTGGATTAAAACTTTGGAAAAAATCATTAAGTTTTTTTAACTTACCGCACATTACACAGGTTAAGTTACATACATCTATTTTTTTATTCGATGTATTTATTTTTTTACGAGACAATTCCACACCTTCTTTCAAATATCACCTTCTTCACAATCATCTAAAGTCCCGTTCTCATATAAACTATCTATTTTATTTTCTAACTGTACTGTATATTTTAAAAAATAATTACCTAATTCATTAGCCAATACACGCTGTCCTTCCAAATATGCTTCTTGTACTCTAAAATCAATTTCATCTTTCAATATCGCTAATGCTTCACTATCAGGAGATTGTCTTATTTCATTGATTAATTCAAGAAAATACTGGCATTCTTCGCAGTTACATATTTCTTCGTTATGGTCATCTTGTTTAAGTTTTGTGTTCTCGTATAATTCATCTGTTAGATTAAAATATACATCTTGTGTGACTTCTTTGTCGTCTATATAAAATTTTTTAATTATCTGTCCGTTTTCTTTAAAAGTTTCTTCACGAAATTTCATATTCACACATCCTTTTCAATTTTTTCTACAAACAAATTAATTTTGATTCATCATATATAAGATTACCTTGTTCATCCTGCACTAAATAGACAAAACCTTTATCTTGAGGTCTTATCATAGTACCTTCAGAAGCATAAGATGGCTCTTCACACAAACAACCGCTTTCATACATATATACTTTTCCATATCTACTAAACCCTTGATGATGAGTATGACTTAAAC